AGATTATGCCAGGGGACCACCACCGCCGAAATCTCTCGCGGCGTCCCTAAGTCGACAACTACCTTCGTGGACGACGTGCTGGTGTCCATAGATCGGGCGACCACGGCTCTGTCCTTGATCAGGATGTTCGAGGCCGGAGCCGTTGTCTGCCAGGACCCGCCAGACACCCCAACAGGATAGTAGTCCTGCCCCAGCACCTGATCGGGCGCCACGAACAGCACGTGGTTTTCAGCGGCCATATCTCACCACACCGTCAGAGAGGTCAAATCCTGGCCCGCGAGGCTATCGCGTCCAATCACGGTGACCTCGGCGGGCAGATCAAATCCCCGCGAAGTCTGGAGAATGATCCTGTCGCCGATGTCGATACCCGCGGCGTCGTCAGCGTGGACGGTCACCACCAGGGGGGGCGAAAGTGCCCGCTGAGCCAATAGCCAGGACGCCAGGGCCTCCGCCTCGGCCTTCTCGACCTGCCGTGTCTCGATGGTCAGGGTGTCGCTGGTCGGATAGCGAGCGGCCACGGTCGCGCTATCAACCGTGACCGTCCTATCCGCGTCACGCAGCCCCGGAAGGTCCGCAACCATGGCCCCCGCGATCGTGTCCTTTGTCCATGTCGTCCAATGGTGCCCCCAGGCCAGCTTGACGGTACGCGGGGGAACCGCAGACGGCATGCGGTCTGGCAGGTGGCCAAGGACAAACTGGTCCTCGCGGATCTTCGCCACCGTGGAACCGGTCTCCGCGCGCTCCGGCCTCACGATTCCGATGGTACCGTCCAGCCACTCCACAAGGGCGCCGCCGGTCCCGGCCAGCAACCGGGCCACCATATCTCCGACAGATCCGCCGCCAGCATCCCAGTCCCCGGCCTGCCCGGGGGCCGCCGCCGCGAAGGCCGCGAAGGAGGCCGCGTCGAGCACGCCGGAATCAAGCCCGCCTGGCCCGGTCAAAAGCCGCGCCACCAGAGCCGACGCAGTCGAGGACGTGGTCGGGGAGGACTCCACGATCGAGACCGTGATGACGCCGGAGGGCGCCGACCCGAGGCGGATGTACAGGCCGTCATCGTCCAGGCACCAATCGAACGTCAAGCTCGTCGGTGCCGTCGCCTCCAGGGCTGCCACGTCGGCCCGCTCCGCGCCTAGAGTGATCGGCCCAGCAGATTCATGGGCTTCTATGGACGATAGACCGGCGACCCCGCTGTCCACGCTGACGTGATAAATGTGGCGCGAGGTGTTGACTTCGATCGGCTGGACGTACTGGATGGTGCCAAGGCCAAAGGGCTTGTCCTTCCCTTCCAAGTCTTCCCCACCCTCGACCCCGGCAGGCAGGGCATTGTCCCCCGCATAGGTCTCCTCGGTCAGGGGCTTGGACAGAGCCTCATCCAGCCTCGAGACGAGCGGGATCACGACACCCGTCCAGTCGACCTCCTGCGGACCTGCCAGCCCCCGCCAGTAGATCGGAAAATCATCCGGCATGTGCCCCTTCTCCGGGCCGCGCCGCACGATCACCTCCCGCCCGGCGATGGCGTAACCGTCGAGGCTGTCCCAGTCCCCATCCGGATTTGCAATGGTCACCGAGCCAGAGGAGATCTGAACCGTGGCGGCCATGGCGCCACCGCTCCAGATCGTCGACTGGAAAGGGCCGACATCGACGACCCTGTCCCAGTAGACCGCATTCCCTGGGGTATCATCCGGATACGACATGTATCCTCCGGATGACCACCGCAAGGGGGCCGGATCGCCGTCGGCGTCCAGGGCGTCCGGGATTTCCACCAGCCACACCGTGCGCCCTATCATCCGGCCCTCGCCATCATACGAGTAGCACGGGCCGTCTCACCCTGCACCGCCGTGCCCCTGTCCACAGCCGCGACCGTCGCCACACCGGCGCCCTCGACGGCGGATCGCAGGCGCTTGACCTCATCGCGGAGCGTGGCGTTGTCCTGCCGCAGCCCCGCGATTTCCCGGACAAGTGGTGCCATCATGTCGCTACCGAAGGACATCTGCGGAAAGGACATCGGCGCGACCATGCGCGGCGCTAGCATCTCCGCCGTCTTGGCCGCGCTCCAGTAGCGCGCGGCCCCCGTGGCCTCGATCTCCGGACCCAGTTCACCGACCAGCCGGACACCACCGGCATGGAAGCCACCGTCGGCGAAGGCCGGGATGTCGATGGCCTGGCCCAGCGCCTTGCCGATCTGCGCAATGGAGCTATAGACCCATTTCTCCATGGCGCCGAACCCGGCGGTCGCCGTGCCGCCGTAGTAGTCCTGGCTCGCGGAGAGGAGTGCGTCAGCGGCACCGGTCAAGGCCGCGATATCCGCCCTTTTTCCCAAGGACGCCTGCTCGGAAAACTGGCTCTGGGCCTCGATAAACTTCTGCTCCGACGTAAGGCTCGAATCCGAGCCGAGAATCGTCGAGTTGACCCAGTCTTGCAGAGACTTCGCCTTGTCAATCATCGCCTGTAAGGCGGCGGTCGTCCCGTCAATTCCCGCGATTTCCTGCTTGCGCAGGTCAATCAAGGTCTCGACCCTTTGGCGACCAGACGCCGTCGACATCGCCCCAGCCGCCTCCGCCTCCGCGCGGAATTGATCGACCCAGATCTCCCATTCCAAAAGGGCCGCTTTACCCTCATTCCCCTGGAGCGCGGCGATTTGCTGATCCAAGCCCTTTAGGTAAGAGGCCCTGCCCTCTTTAAGCTGATCCATCTCGGCCTTAATAAGGGAATGAACCCGCTTCGTGCTCCCGCCAACCTTTTTTGCCTCGGCAAGAAGGTCGTCCTCCATGATGGAGATCGCTTCGAGCGACGCGACCCAGGGGCGCTTGATCTCAAGGGTCTGCTGCCTGATGTCGCGGTCAAAGCCACGCCCTTCCGCGCGGATATCGCGGGACATCTGTGCGACATACGCATTGACGGCGGACATATCCCCGCCGGTAAGCCGCGCGGTCCTCCGCAGCTCCTGAGCGCGAATGGACAGATCGTCCATTGCGGACCCGATTGGATCGACCAAAGATTTCATGTCCGCCGCCACGGCGCGGTCGAAATTCCCACTGATCGAGGACATGGCCTCGGCGCGGAAGTCAGTCATCTGGCTCTTGGTTGCGCCACCCCTGGCAAGAGCGTCCATCGCGTCATTGACTGTCTCGACCGCCTGAAGCCAATCATTGGTCGGCTTAGGATCCATCGTCTCCATGACATCCATGACGGCAGCGTATCCCTGAAACGCAGCGGTCATTCGGTCCAGACTCGACGCATTTTCAGCGACAGTCCGCATCATGTCAGGAAGATCATCGGTCCTGGCGACAAGTTCCTGGGTAACCCATTCGAGGGCCTCGGTGACGCTGGAGAATTCCTCGATTTTATCGCCGACTTTCGCAGTCGCCGTGGCAGAGTCCTCAAACCAAGTCACGCTCGATTTCAGCTTCCCGGTCGCCTTATCCAGCCCGGCCATCTGCGCGAACTCGTCCACGGCGTCGTAGACCTGAGAGAACGCGTTTTTGGCATCGCTGACATCGGCGCCATTGTCGGCGCCGAAAGTCGCCTTCCCCGGGCCGCCGGTCCAAGCCCAGTTCGGACCAACGGATTCACCTGGGCCGAACAGCCCGCCAATGAAATCTCCGCCGATTGTCCCGAGGAGGCCGCCAGCAATGGCCCCAACCGGTCCTCCGAAAGAACCTAGCGCGGCTATCCCGCCCCCGAGGGATCCACCAAGGAAGCCACCCGCCATGCCGCCAAGCTGACCGCCGATGCTCGGTTTTTGGCCGAGAAGTCCCTGGGAAATCATGCTGCCGCCGAAGCCGCCAAGGCTGCCCCACCCAAGGTTGTTGAGGCCATTGCCGACGAACGTTCCCGCCGGGGAAAGCACTGTGGTCCCGCCCTGAGCCCAGGACGCCAAGGACGAGGACGACGGACCCGATCCATAAAGCGGCAGTGGCGGACCACTGGCCACGGTCGACGACAGACCAAGGCCCTGGCCCATGCTCGAAGTGGCGAAGTTGTAGCCCGTCGTCCCGGGGACGACGCCATTGGAGCCAGAGAAGAGGCTGTCCAGGCTACTCAAGGACAGCAGAGACGATCCCCCGCCACCGCCCTGGGTCATGCCGCCCTGGACGCCGCCCCCGTACATGCCGCCGACGACCGTGTCGGTGACCATCTGCAAGGGGCGCATGAGCAACTGGCGCTGGAGGTCCATGTACCACTGCGCGAACACATCCCCCAGCGCGTCCAGCCCGGACGACCCGCCCTCGACAATGCCCTTGGCGAAGGCCCCGGCAAGGTCATTCGCGGCGCCGCGCGAGATGTCCTCGATATCGTCCTGGGTCTTTTTAACCGCGTCGAGATAATCCTGCTCCGCGACCATCGCGCGGACCTGGCTCTCAAGCCCGGCGGCGGCAATCTCGGCGTCCGTGGCGCCCGCGGCTGTCAGACGGCGGCGCTGCTCCAGAAGCTGGACCTGAATGCGGTACTCGCTCGTCTGGTCGCCCAGGTACTGGGTCTCAAGGCGGATGTCCTCCCGGGACTGGGCGATGTCCTCGCGCGTGTCGGACAGGGTCTCCAGAACCTCGCGAACCCGGCGCTGCTCCTCCAGGGCGGCAACCTGATCCCGATAGCCCTCGGCGGTAAGAGCCGCGTTCTCGGCGCCCAGATCGGTAAGTTTGTTCCGGTAGTCGAGTAGAGCCAGTTCCGTCTTTAGGACGGCCTCGTTGTCGTTCGCATGAGCGAGGCGCAAAGCTTCCTCTTCGGTCGAGCGGGCCAGTTCCTCGTTGATCGAAGCGATGCCGTCGCGAAGCCGGTCAGCCTGCTTCTCGGCGTCGGATTTGCCAGATGAACCGGAACGCGAGCCCGCCCTATCGGTGTTCGACCACCCCTTGGACCATCGATCCGCTAGGGCTTGGTTGAAGGCCTCAAGTTCCGCCAGGCCCCAATCGCCATTGTCGAACCGCAGGGCGGCGGCCATCGCCAGGGCGCCAATCTCGACGGCGTGCATGCGTTCCGCCATCTCCAGGAGAATCGGGTTGGCATCCTCGGCACTCGACACGCGCTCAAGGAATGACTCGATGGCGGAATCCTTGGACGTTAAGTATTCGGTCGCATCCCCGGCGCCCCGGATACCATCAGCCAATTCTGGCCACAGTTCCCGGGCCCGCTCCAAGTCGCCATTGGCTACGGCCTGCATAGCTCTGAATTTGTCGTACTCACGCGCAGCCTGCTGAATTTCAGGGGTAAATCGCCCAACCTCATTCGCCAGGGCATTCAATTGCTCTTGGGCGGGCCCTTCCGCCTCCTTCGCCAGATCACGTAGCCGCATCTGGAGTTGAAGAGTCGCCTCGTCTGCGGTTCCGGCCGACTGAGACATATCCTTGAAAGAGGCGAAAAGTTCGCGATAGGCCTCTCCAAACCCGGCTGCGTCCACGTCATCACGCGCCGCTCTTGCGAGACCAGAGATAGACGCCTTCATCCGGTCAATGCCTTGTAGTATCTCTTTCTCTTGGTCAGCCATGCCGTTGATGGCTGTCGTCGTGGCGACTTCCCGTTGAGCCTCGCTGAGAGCCGTGTACCGCTTTGCCAAATCGTCGATAGACGCCGCTTCAGCTACAATGGTTCCGCGGGTTGCATCGCTCGCCCGGTTAAATGCTTGGCTCGCCTCCTGCGCATCCGTGACACGGCTCTCGTAGAGCAACCACCCAGCCGTCACGGCCTGCACGCCAAGGAGCAGGGCGGACAATGGGTTGACCCCGAAAGTGGCCGCGAGGCCGACCGCTCCGGCGTTCCGCGTAAAGCCACTATTCAAGGTCGTCTGAAGACCAACAACCGCGCGCTGGGCTCGCATGGCGGACATGCCGGTCGCCTCAAGGGTGCCCTGGATGACCGGCCCAGCCTTCATGGCCGCGCCCGCCAATCCCTGCATGGCGACCTGGCCAGTCACAAGAGACCGCTGAAAAAGCGCCATGCCTGCGACAGCCTTAAGGCCGGTCCACGCCGCCCAAGCCCCGACCACCAGGCCGATATTGTCGGCCAGAAGGAACATTGCGTCAGCGGCGAGTCCACCCACAGTCGCGACCCGTTCCATGATGGCGACTGCCGCGTTTTGTCCCTGCATGCTCTCGAGGCGCTGGGTCACGCCGCCAAGGGCTTCACCGATGACCGGAGACGCCCCGGCGCGGGCGTCTACCTGCCCAGAAAATCGGGTATAAGCGTTCTCAACCTGCTGGATCTGCTGCCCCAAGGTCAGGCCGATTTGTGCGCTCATATCGCGCAGTTCGGGCAGCACCGACCGCAGAGCATCAGAAACACGCGCCGCGGACAACTCACCGTCCTCGGCCATGGCGCGCATTTCTCCGCGCGTGACACCCAAGCCCTTCGCCAAGGCATCGGCCAAGGCGGGGGCCTGCTCCATCATGGAATTGAATTCGTCGCCCCGGAGGACACCGCTCTGCATCGCCTGCGTGAACTGAGTGACCGCCGCTTCGGCGGACTGAGCCGCCCCAGGCATCTGGGCCATGGACAGGGCGACGGCCTCGATCGCACCAAGCGCCTCGGCCGTCCCTCCTGGAAGCTCGTCCATGGCCTTGGTCAAATCAGCCATCGCCGTGAATGACGCGCCAGACGCCTGCGAAATGCGGTACACAGCACGCTCGACGATGTCGGCGGATTCCCCGGCGGTCCTTTGGATCACCGCCTGTGCCTGCTGGTAATCCTGCGCCGCCGCGAGCATCCCCCCGATGGACAATCCAATGCCCGCGCCAGCAGCGATACGGGACAACGCCCCCCAGGCCCTCGACGCGCGCTCCGCCTCCTCACCAAACAGCGTGGTCTCAACGACCGTCTCGGCGATCTCACGCCGAAGTCCAAGCGCGCCATGCTGCGCGGCGGCCATGGTATAGTCCAGGGCCATCCAAGCGCGGTCGGCAGTGACGAGGCGCGCGGAAAGTTCCGCCGTGGCGACAGCGGTTCGCCCCATTGCCGTGGCCACGGAGCCCAGATTCCCCAGCATGGAGCTAATAGCATCACTGGCCGCGATGACGCCATCGGTCACTGTTCCGGAGGCCCTGGCCACACGCTCATAGGCGCTCTCAACGCGAGCAGCGCCGGACACGGCTCCACTGTCGTCGATCACGATCTTGTCGATGATGACGTTGATCTCTTGGGCCATGTCGGGCTCCGGAAAAAGGAAAGGCCCGCGCGATGGCGGGCTTAAGGCACTACGGTTCAATCAGGGCCATTTGGATGCAGCCATGATTTATGAGTTGATTCCATCCTTTGGTATGCCAGGATTCGGCACCTACCATACGGAGGAGAAAAAATGAGAGACCTATTGATAATCCTATGCGGTGGAGTTGCCGTCGTCGCTGTTTTTCAGTTTTTCAGAGCCCTATCTGTACAGAAGGAATTCCACGATTCCGTCCAATCGGCTGTTGATGAAGTCTCTGAGGCGTTGAAAAACCTAAGGGACTGCCCACATTGCCGCTCCCCCATACACTTCCAGGCGACAGTCTGCCCCAAATGTCAAAGAGATGTCGCACCTGAGAAGGTATGTGGCTCGTGTGGCGCAACCGTCAGAACCGCAGATGAAAAGTGCCCTGAGTGCGGCTCTAACCTCAAGAGTGCAGAAGTGGCCAACGATAGAATTCCTCAAGAGTCAGGGGAAAACATGCCACAATAGGAAAAGGCAGCCCCGTGGAGCCGCCTTTTACCCAGACTTTCTCAACCTGATACCTTGCAGGTTGCCATGGATTACAGCCGGTGTCCAGGTGGCTACAGCGGCGTCCCGGTCAACACCCGGGCCTCTGCCCAGATCTCGCCAACCTCCCACGTGGTGTAGAGTTCACCCTTCCAGGTGTCGGCGATCAATTTCGCCGCGAAGTCAGCGGGGCCAGTGCAGGGCTCCGACATCAGCTTTGCACGGACTTCATCTGCCTCCAGGAACAGGGCTTCTTTCTCGTCATCGGCCCGCCCGTCATCACCGGCTTGGTCGAGAATGCTCTGGTGCTCACGAAACAGGCGCATCACCACGGTGTCCTGGTTGCCCTCCGCCCGGGCAATCGCGGCGAACGGGGTAGCGGTAGCGGCACCCAGGACACCGGTCAGAAAATCGCGACGGTCCATGGGTCAGCCCTCCTTCTTCGGGACTAGGCGAAGAACGCCCTGGCCAGCCAGCTTGGCCTTGTGCGAAGTGATGTAGTCACGACCTCCGTGCTCAATCCAGAAATCGGCGACCTCGTTAGTGAACAGACGCTTCCCGGTCCCGGCCTCCGCTTTGACGGGAATCTCCCAACTGCGAGAGATCTTCGCCAGCTTGTCACCGACCACCCGGCAGAACTGGCGGCGCCCCTTCGGAGGGACTTCGTACCGTTTGGCGATATCGAGCGGAGCGATCCAATCCGAAACAGCGCGGCGCGGATCGTTCGCGATCACCAGCGTCTTGACCACCTGGGCGGTCTCCAGGACGGCTTGCTCCAGGCATTCGATCCGTTGGTCCTTGCGCTCCATGGTTTCGGCCATCAAACGAGAGACAGTCCCGATACCCTCGATAGCCTTCTCAAGGCCAGCCACCTTGTGTGCCAACATTCGGGCGATGCCGTCCGTGCGGCGGATCAACTCGGCATCGGCTTCAACCCCGGAGGCCTTACCCTCCATGCGCTCACGCACAACCGTGTTGCACCACATGTGGAATTCCGGGGAGAGATATTTCGCATAAGCGAGACCGACCTGCCAGTGGGCCTCAGTGCGCGGGGCCGGTCCACCCCGCACCACTTTAAAAATCTCATCATCGGATTTTCCGACGATGAGCCCAACGTGTTCGGCAAATTCCTTAGTTGATGGGAGGTCGCGCCATTTCGCCGGGGTCTTCTGAAGATCAGCCCCAGCCGCCTTCCACATGTCGGTCAGATTCAGGCGCTCGCCAACGGCGCGGATCTCGCCTCCGTTGTAAACCAGCGCGTTTTGGTTCAAGGTCTGGTCAGTCATCGTCCGCTCCTCGTAAGCGGGTTGTGACAAGGCCGCGTCTGGTAAACGGGGCCGCTGAACCGGTGGCGGGGTGAAAGTTTCTCAGGCTCATTCCCCGCCACCGGGGTTGCATCACCATCAAAGATGATACAAATTACATATCGCAAGGCGCTTTTTGCGTCAATGTAATTTGTATCACGGATGATGCGAACCAAATCATGCTAACGTCTCATCAGATTAGGGCCGCACGCGCTCTTGTACGCTGGTCCGCTAGGGAACTGGCCGAAAAGGCCGGGTTGAGCCTGCCCACCATTCAGAGGATGGAAGCCGCCGACGGCGTCCCCAGGGCCCTTGGGGAAACGCTCATGTCCGTTCAGCGTGCTCTCGAAGATGCTGGCGTGATGTTCGTTGAAAACGGTGCGTCGTCTCCCAACGGCGGGGTCGGGGTCAGGTTCCGCAACGAGGTCGTCCGCGCCAGAACCGGGACAATGCGGGCCGGTGATAGCCTGGCGACCTTCGTCGATCACCTGAAGGATGGGGAATAGACCCATGGGATCATGCCTATGAGGCATGAAGGGGCGAGGCTCCTGCGCTCCGACCATAGCCGTCAGCCGCGCCACATGATTTTGGAGCGCCGACGACACTTGGTTTTGGAATTTTCTGGGATTTGGTGTTAGGTTTGGCACAAGCCATGGATCGCTCCTTAAGCGGGCGGTTTGGTTCAGAGGTGGCGGGGGGTCAGTTTCTCAGGCCGGGCCCCCGCCACTTTCTTTGGCGTTTCGATTGAATCACGCCTCAGCGACAACGCTATGGTCATTCTCAGAAAACGACAACAGGAACGTTCAGGGTACTAGTGCAACTTTTTATGTTGACGCGCTGAAACTGTTGGATAGTTAGCCTCGGACCATCTACCAGATTTTCCAGAAAGCCGCCGGGCTATGGTAGCGGCAGGCCAATTCACCTCAAGCCACATGCCAAAGAAAAGCCCCGCTCCTGCCCAGGGCGTGGTCCCGACGCACTTCAGCGTGCGGCGATCATGTCAAGGATACGGGCGGGAGAATAGAGCAAATGCGGCCCTGGGCCTGGGATTCCCGCTTTCCCAACTCTCCTGGAGAGAGGTAAGCGCCGGAAGTAGCCCTCACCCCCTGGTCAGCACCAAGGCCGGGTAGGTCATGCGATCACCCGCACGGGTCTTCCGGCGCCTTTGCCCGACACGCCTTGACATACTCATCATCGATGGCGCCAACAAAGCGGAGATAACTCCGCAGCTCCAGCGCCTCGGTCTCGCCGTCGACTTCCTTGGCGTACACAATGATTGCAGACGTGGGGATGGGACCGATACCCATGCCGGAGGCCCGGTCCCTGGTCAGGTGGCGGAAGGCGGTGACATAGCGCTCGAGAGCCGGGCTGTAAGGCGGTGCCCTGCAAATCTCGGGCGGTTCCTCCCCGCCCTCGATGTGCATTTCGGCTATTCCTTGGGCGTCTCGCCCCCACCCGAACGCCCACTCCGCCCACTCCCGGAGTTTTTTTCCCCGGCCTCCTCCTGAGCGAGGCGGTAGTTCATATCGCGCCCGGCGAAGCTCCGGCACATGTCGACGAATTTCTTGAGTTTCAGGTCGGACAACGCCGCGATCATGGCGGGGTTGTCATCCACCGGAAGTGGCTTGCCGCCGATCACCGGGATCTCGCCGATCCACTCGATGATCAAGCCGGTCACCAAATGGTTCGCGTGGATCTTGCACTGGATTTCCGGAGAAATCTCGCGGAAGCCCGTGTAGGGGCCGAGAGCCCGGGCCCACGCCTTCTGAGCCACGTCGCTGTCGGTAGAGCGCAGGCGAACGCCCCGCTTCTCGTCGAACATCAGGACAGCGCCCTCGTTGACCTTTTCCTGGTCGAGGCCGAATTCGGTCACAAGGTCGAACGGCTTATTGTCTTTGCTCATTTATCTGCTCTTTCTCTTCTCTCAGGGTCAGGGATCAGGGGTGAGGTGGCGGCGCCCTGATATCGCCGCCACCTCGTCACCGGCCGGTGATCTGGGTTACGCGGCCGCGAAGCGGTTGATCGCCATGGTCCAACCCAGGTCGGGGTCGGGATCGGCCATGAATTCGAAGGTTGCCATGACGGGCTGATTCGGCCCGCTGCGCTCCTTCGTGACGCGGCCCAAAACCACCTTGGGCAGATCGACGATGTAGGCGTTGCCCGCGGCGTCGGTGACCTGATAGTAGGCCTGGACCTGGGTTTCCGCCTTGTAGAGGTCATATTCCGTGTTGTCGGAGAAATAGATTTGGACCTGACCGCTCGCGCTGAACGATCCCGGCACGACGCCGACTGCCGCCTCCGAGCCCAGGGCGAAGTTCGCAGCCGCGCCTTCGCGCGTGATCGTCGTCGTCAGGCTCATGACTTTGGCCGAAGCGGACCCGCCCAGCGAGACGGCGGTCATGTTGGCCGTGGTGTTGAAGACCCGATTGGTCGGCGCGGCGCCCATGGTCCCGACCACGCTCGCCGCCTTGGCCTCGGATTTGGCGATCAGGTCGCAGGTGCCGGAAAAGTACTGGCCGCGCGCCGCGTTGATCTGCCCGCCGCTGGCGATGCAGCCCGAATACATGAATCCCAGGCTGTCGGAATACCGCTCCTGAATCGACAGCGTGTTGACCGTGGTCCCGTTCACCAACTGGGAACCGTTGACGGTGATAGTGTTGCTCCCGCCATTGGCGTCGCTCGACGGCGCCGGGCTGACCGTGATGCTCGATCCGTCGACCGCAACCTCGGTGACCAGGAAATATCCGTTGGCGCCGCTGGTGGCGAACCCGGCGACCTTGATCCACTGGCCAACGAGCACGTCGTCAAAATCCCCGGCGGAACCGTCGAACGTGGACCCGCTGTTGTCGGCGGAAAGGCCGGTGTTGGAAATGGCGAGGTCCGCCGTCCAGTCGCCCGTGAACAGCGTCGGCCAGATCAGATCCTGGTTCCCGTAGCTGACGGCGAACGGGATGCTTCCGCTGGCCTGGACATCCTGGGTCACGGCGGCACTGACTTGCATGTCGTTGCGGATTTCACCTGGCCGGGTGCGGTTCTTCTGCTCGCCGAGAGAGCAGGACTGGACGCGCATGCCGGTGTAGGTGCCGGAGGTCGGGGCGGTGCCCCAGGTGGCTTCGCGCTGAATCCCGATCAGCATGTCGTTCGTTTGCGCGGACGCGAAATAGCCCGTCGTGGCCATGAGAAGGCTCCTTCTGTGGGATGGTCGACGCCGTCACGGCGTTGATGGGGTGGGCTCCATCTCGGGGACTCGGCGCCTCACGGCGCTGTTTCCGGCTCGCTTGCCCAGGGCGGCACGGTAAGCAAAAGGCCCGCTCAATGGCGGACCTTAAAGGCTGTCTGTGGCAAAAGCCGATCAACCGATGGAATGGTACGTATACGAAATTCCGAAGGATCGCCCGACCCACTGACTGCCGTCGACGGTCCGGTCTCCGGCCTGGGCGCCCATCCTTCGCCAGATCGTCAGCCCCTCCGGCGGCGACCAGCGCATGAAGAGTCCGGCGGCCTCATCCGCGAGGCCGCGCAAGGCCGCATCTCCAAGGCCCCGGGGCGCGAACAGATGAACCATGAACGCGCCCGCCTCTTCCCAAAGCGGATTGCCAGAGTCTCCGATGGCGCCACGGCTTTCGTCGGACCCGGGAAAGTCGATTTCCAGGAACGGGCCTCCGTTGGGATCAAAATCCGTGTTTGACGCCCTCACCGGCGTCGCGCTCCAGGCGTCTTCGACCCGGGCGAGAATGATGTCGGCGACGGCGGAACTGCTCATGGCGGCATCCTGAAGATCATGGCCGGGACCGTGGCGGGCGTGGCGTTGCCGACCATGCTAACCGGGGGCGCGACATACTCCACGGTCACCTCGACGTTGGCGCGGGCGGCGACGATGGCCGCCGCGACCTCGTAGACCCCGTTCGGGGCCTGATCCGACCAGCCCTGCTCAATCCGACGGGCGTAGGGCAGCGCCGATAGGATCAGGACCTGGGCGCGCGGGCTCAAGCGCGCGGGCCACTCCACCGGGGCGCCATCGACGATGACCGTGTGGCTATCCCGATAGTCCCCGCTATCTACCGTGGAATGTTCGCGCAGGGTGGACAACGCAAGACCTATGGCCCCCCGGAGGTCCGGATAGACTCTCGCGATCTCGCCCCCCAAATCAGCCGATCCCTCGGTCCTCCCTTGGACGCCCATGGCTTGATCCGTCTCGGCGAAGCGGCGCTCGGCATAGGCGCGAACGCGATCGGCATGGCCGTCCACGGCGCGGGCCCTGGCGGCGCTAATCTCCGTGGCAATGCTCATCGCCGCACCTGCACAACCCAGACCGCCACATCGGCGCCTGAATAGACCGCCTCGACGCTCACCACGGCCCAATCCTCGGCGCCAATGGTCACCACGTCGGACGTGCCCGGCGCGCCCTTGAAATCCTCGGCGCGGACGACCAACCGCCGGTCACCAGTCAACACACCACCCATGATCTCCTCGGCCCGGTAGTCGGCTACGGCGGCGCGGACAATCTGATCGCCTGGTGCTCCAGAGGGCACCTCGATCGTCACCACCTCGCCACCGGCCAGGGCACCAACCAGAACTGGGGTGATCGGCACGTCGGCGAACCGATAGCCTCCAGAATACCCGGGCTCCACGTCGGCCGTGGCGGTGTAGGTTTCGCCATCCACCGTCATTTGGTCGCCAGCCCTGATCCAGCCGTCCGGCCAGGCACTGGCCGTGACGGTGATTGAGCCCGCGCCCAAGGAAGCAGCAACAGCGGTGTAATCCACATCGGACGACGCGATCTGGTGGAGCGTGCCGCCGTCGTTGCCCGGGCGGGCCCAGGTCACGGAAACGCCCCACGTCACCCGGCAGGCCCAAAGCAGGCCTTGGGGATCATTCTCCACGGGCTCGATGGCCTCAACGGTGTAGGTTTGCCCTCCGACCGTGATCATGTCCCCAGCGGCGGGCGTCGCCGTCTCGCGGAGCATGTGGACAGTCAGGTCGTCGACAACGAGCGCGACCGCGCCAAACCGCTCGACCCGGCCACCGCCAACCCGCTTAACCCAGCAGGCCACGGGGGAGGCGTCGGCGGGGGAATAGGTCGCCGCCTCTCCGGTGGTCTTCAAGATCGTGCCCATGGGGAAATGCATGATCTGATTCCTCATGAAAACGCGAAGGGCGGCCCGAAGACCGCCCTTCCGCGTCTACCCTGGTGGGTTTGGCTTAGGTACGCTTGGCCCGATACAGGGCCTGCGGCATCGTGCAGACTGGCAGCGGGTAGCTGTACATCTCCACGTCGACCCACGCGTTGCGATCCTTGTCGGTGACCAGCCAGGAATACATTTCCTGGCCCAAGGTGTTCACGAAGTCGAAGGACTCGCCCGGCGAAAGCGCCCACTGGAAGATGCCCGCGCCGACCGGGAAAAACTTCGCCTTGTCGGTGCCGACCGCCACGGTGGTGCCGTCGTCGGTGCCACGATAATTCACCCAGGTGATGCCGCCGTAGTTGAACTGCTCGAAGGCGTTGCCCGACCGAAGTTCGGCTGCGGCCATGGTGTTCAAGTAGGTCTCACGGACCTCCTTGTTCGCGGTCAGATCGTCCCAGAAGTTATCGCCACACAGGGCGACGACGCGGACCTGATTGCCGCCCAAGCCCTTGAGCCCGCGCGTGATGGAGCGAACGGCCTCGTTGCACTTCTTGCGCACCGCGCCCGAAGCCGCCGAGGCGTTGTCCAGGTCGAAGTCGACCTCCGCCGGGATGGTCTGCCCGAACTCGGTCGCCCAGTCGTACAGGGTCGAGCCGTCAGCATCGACCGCCAGCCCCTGCACCATGCCCAGGAGCATGTTCTCGAAGGTCAGCTCGAAGTCGCGGCGCATCAGAAGCTGACGCCGGGCCACCTCGGTCTGCACCTGCGCCAGCTCGCTTTCGGAGCCGAAGGCGCGGATGTTCTGGATCTCGCTGGCGTGGATACGGGACTTCTGCGCCACGCGGACGGTGGAGAAGCCACGCACCTTACGCTTTTCGCCGACCCGGTTAGGCGGCGCCTCGCCGCGCTGGCTGGTCTGAATGAGGGCCGGGGCGTTTTCGCGCTCCTCAATGAAGATGGACTCGCTGCGAACCGGGGCCGGGACATAAAGGCCCGGGAGTCCGCGCAGGAGGCCGGGCACATAGCCCAGCTTGTCCAGCGAGCCAGACAGCGACGTGCTGGAAAAGGCGTCGCTGTTGAAAATGTCCATGGTCGCCATGGTTTGGGTTCTCCTTTCCAGCCCTTAATCGCGGGCAATGATGTTGAGGGCGGCCAGGTCGGTGTAGGCGGCGGCCTTGTCGTCGGTATCCTGGCCGGAGTCCCAAACCAGCCCATCCTTGGCGACTTCGGCCAGACGCACGACGGCAACTCCAGCGGCATCGTCCGAGCTGGCGTCCACGGCATCGAACAGGATGCCAGCCGCGATATTGCTGCCGTTTTCGGCGCTATTGTCATAGGCGACATACGCCCCGCTGCCAGCGGCCACCGTGATGGTGAAGCGATCTCCGGAGACATGAGCCGTGCCTCCCGCCGTCACGGTGAACGTCAGCCCACCGGCGCTGAATTCGGTACCGAGCGCGACGACGCCCAGGAGAACGCCGTTCGGGTCCTCCAGGTTGGCCTTAGTGGCGGCGGTGAAGATGCCCTGATAGACGCCGACGATGGCGGCGCCATCGACGGTGACGGCGGAGAAGGTGCTGTTGCCGGTTCCCCCGGCCACATGGGCGGCGGTGGCCGCGCCCAGCGTGATCTGGCCCAGAACGGCACCAGCCTTGAGGTTTTGGCCGGACGCGACCGTAATCGCTTCGCGGCTGATTTTGCCATTCCCTTCGGAAACGATGAAGGCGCCAGCGTGAAGGTCTTCGGTAAGGGTCGTCATGTGGTTTGCTCCTTACTGACCGGCGAAGCCGGACATGCGATTGGCCTTGGCGATGGCGGCGGCGTGGCCCCCGTCACCCACCGAATTGCCCAAGTTGGTCACGGCATCCGCCGACAGGTGCCCGACGATGGCGGTGGCCTCGCTGGCGTCGGCCAGCTTGTCCCAAATCGCCTTCCGGGCCGCCTCGGGGCTGGTACCCGCGTCGGCGAAGGATTTCGCCAGGGCGGCCACGTCGATGGTCGGGTCAAGCTTCTTGGCGGTCGCGCAAATCGTCTTGATCTCGCCCGCGGCGTCGATCTTGGCCTTGGCGTCCTCGACGGTGGCGCCAGCGGCGATCAGGTCACCGGCCAGGGCGGACATTCCGGCCTCGCCACACAAGCGGGCGATGGCGGAGCACCGGTCGCGCTCGGCGCTCGCCAGGGCGGCGGCGTCGGGTTTGGTGGAATCGGCGGCATTGTCCTTGCCCGCCGTGGTCGCGTCATCCGACATGGGAATCTCCTTCTTGTCGGTTGAGGGTGTCGCGGCGGGGTGCCGCTCGATGGAGGCCTGGGCCCCCGGCACGTCGGCGGCGGCCAGGATGCCGCCACCGGGTTTCTTGCTGGACAGATGGGCGGAGAATTCAGCAAGGGCGTCGCGCATGACCCCGACCTTGTCGGCGTAGCCTTGGGCGACGGCGTTGGCCGCGTTGAAAATCCGGGCCCCATTCTCGCGGATCCTGTCAGAGGAAAGCTTCCGGCGGCCCTTTGTGACCAGGGCGACGAATTGCTCATAGGTGTCGTCGACAAGGCTCTGGAATTCGGCCTCGGCCTCGGCTGCCAGGGGCTCATGAGGGTTACCCCAGATCTTGCCCTTTCCCGCGAAAATGTAGGTGTACTTGAGGCCGATGGTCTGCTCGGCGTTGCTCTGGTCGCGGTGAAGCATGACCACGCCGATTGATCCCACATCCCCGGAGGGCGCGACGTACAACCGCTCGGCGGCGCTGCCGATGGCGTAGGCCGCGGAACACGCCTGATACTGCGCCACCGCCCAAACGGGCTTGAGCCCGCGGACCTCCTCGCGAATAAAGTCCGCCAGCTCGAACGGACCCGAGGCCTCGCCGCCCGGGCTATCGATGTCGAGCATGATCCCGACCACGCCGGGATCGGTAGCGGCTTCCATCATCATGTCCTCGATGGCGCCGTAGTCGGTCAGCCCGGACATGGCGTCCATGCCATGAGCCCGGGCAACCAGACCACCAAGAACCGGAACGATGGCGATGCCCTCCACCACCTGATACGGGCGCCGGTCCCGACCCTCGCCGCTCCAAGCGCGGGCATGCCCGGTCGCCATCTTGTCCAGCAACACGTCTGCGACGACATTCGCATACCGAGGGTCGACCATCAGGGGCGTTCCGAACACGCGCCCGATCAAATGCGGGATGGCGTTCATCGCTCGTCCTCGTTCATGGGTTCATCGGCGGCGCCCGCGGCCTTTGTTGGATCGGTCGCGGCGCGGCGCCCGTCGCTGTCGTGGGACAGGCCGAGCGCATCAGCTCGCGCGTTGTCCCGAGCCTGCTCGGCGTCGATCTGCTCCGCGTCGTATCCCTGCTCGGACACCACTTCGGCTCGCGCTTTGAAACCGCTGCGCACCGCCATCTGCTGGGACTGCACGTCCTGGACGGGGTGGATGTAGGCCCAACCCTGGGGCACCCACTTGACCTTGAGCAGGTCGGACTCGGCCATCATCCGAGGCGGCATGACCCGTCGTGACAGCACCGCCGCGGAGATCCATTTCCGGTGGGTCGGTCGGCACATCTGATAGACGACTAGGTGGTGCTGCCACATCTGGCAGCGACGCCGGAACTCGTTCACGCTGGCCCTGAAGGTGCGGTCGTTGACCTTGGAATAGTCGCCAGTCACCTGCTCGTACAGGACGCCAGCGGCCACGGCCACGGCCCGGCGCTGCTCGCGAAGAAAGACCTCGTAGGAACCTCCCACGTCAACCGGGGCGGAGAACTCTACGTCTTCCCCGGGGTCCAGGTCCTGCATGGTCCCGGGCTCCATGGAGACATGCCCGACACCATCCTCGGTTTCCGCTTCTCCCCAGATCTCGGCCAGCTCGTCGGCCGTCACACCGTCGGGCATCGGGCGGCGCCGGAAGCCAACGAACATGGCCGCGATCTTCTTCCGAACCAGCTCGGCGTCGTCGTACTGCGCCAACTCGTTCAACTTGACCAAGGCGCGGGTCAACCAGGGCTCACCCCGGACCTGACCTGGTCGCCGGATCTGGCGCAGGTGGAAGACCTCCGAGGCCGGGACCCGAACCGGCTGGCCCATATCCAGACGCGCGTTCGTGCCGTCATAGGGGTGATTCCGGTAAAGCCAGTAGGCGGCCCGCTGGCCAATGGGCGTGAACTCGATCCCGGAGACGATGGTGTTGTTCTTGTACGTCTCGCTCTTCTCGGTCGGGCAGTGCTCGCCTTCCAGGAGCTGGATTTGGAGGGGCACCGACATGTTGTCGGCGGCCCGGCGGAGGCGAAACCGCCCGAACGCTTCCCCGCCCTCAACCATGGACCGAACGGCCAAGGCCTGCTGGCCGTAGAAGTCGAGCCCTTCATCGGGGCTGGACTCGTCGGTCCACTCAAGCCACGCCTCGGCAAGCTCCTTGTTGAGGCCAGCATCGCTGGTCGCGAACTGAGGCTTGATTCCGGTCCCAATAATGTTGGTGACGGCAACGTCGACAGCCGAGTCCGCGAGGGGATCGTTGCGGACGGCGTCGCGGGACCGGTTTCGCAGAGTGGACAGTTTGGTGGCGGGGACGTTCGGGCCGCCGTTGACGCTCCCCCAAACGCGAGAGCGCCGACTTGTGGAGGCGGCGCCGTAAGTCGAAGATGCCGTGAACGCGCGGAGCGCGGCCTTGCTGCGTGCGATCAAGCCCATCACAGGCCGCTCCCGCCAGTGATGCGAACTGTCCGGACGCGCTTCGCCGCCGGGGTAATGTCTTTCTCCATCATGCCCAGCGTTTCCTTCATCTCACGCAGGCTCCGATACGCGATGCGGCTGCCGTCGCTGTACTCGACCTCGCGGGCACCCGTGGCGATCGCGGCCTTGAGCGCATCCTTATCGGCTTCGGTCCAGGCCATGCCTCACCCCATCCACTGCGAGCGCGTCACCCGTCGCGGGCGGCGCTTGGGCTTCTCGACCGGCTTCTCAATCACCGGCTCTTTCTCGGCTTCCAGGCGCTGGGCCTCTGGCGTTCCGACGCGAACGATCGGCGCGGCATCGTCGGCGCCGACCTTTGAGGCTTCCCGATCAAGGTCCGTTCGGTGGTTCACGATCATTCCCCACAAGGCGGCATAGGCGTAGACGCGACAGTCCAGGGCCTCATGGGCAACGCCCTTCTTTGGCTCCCAGACCCGATAGGTCCGACCGCCGCGCCGCTTCACCACCAACCGCTCGCCGGTCAGCTGCTCGAAGTACCCGGCATCTCGGGCCGCCGGGAAGTGCATGTAACCCGGCCCTGGACTCTCGACCGACAGGCGGTTGGAGATTGTGTCCTTGGCGGCGTTCGTGCCGACGATAACCGGCTTGTTGTCTCGGCTCCGCTTCCGGTTCATCCGAGAGGAAGGCCAGACCGGAGACCGCTGACCGCTGGTTTCGGAGGCGCCCTTGATCGCCCAGACGCGGCGCAACCGCCGATCCCGGCAAAACCTGTAGACCGTCTGGGTGTGGTGACCGCCTGAGTCGACGCATGCCGCGGCGATCTCAAAGGGCCGCCCGTCGGCCCTCAGCCAGGACCGCCTCAGTAGTTCGTCCAACCGCTCCCAGACCTCGGGCTGGGCCGGGTCGCCCTCGATGACCTCGTAGGCCACGGACCAGGACTCCTCTCCCGGCCCCCAGCCGACCACCTCGACCTCAAGCCGGTCATCCTGGGTATCGACCCCAGCCGTCAGCATGGCCACCGGCGCCGGAACGTCTCCGGGCCAGACCTCGCGGCGCTCCATCAGCGCATGAGGCTTGATGTCGCGACCGACCCGGGGGCGGTAGGGCAACCCAAGTTGCGTGTTCCACCAGACCTGTTTCTTCTCGTCGTCCGCCTGGGCCGCGAGCCACTTGCTGGCAATGTCGGACGGCTTGTCCTTTTGCCAAGGGCTGTGGAGCTTAGAGGCTTGGAACCCTGTGTTCTCGTTGTCGAGGCCCCAAGATCCACAGTCCAGGCACCGCGCTCGGTAAACTGCCCACCGATCACCGGCCCACCAGTCCCAGACCTTGGCAACCGCGCCCGCCTCGTTCTCGCGCCAAGCCCGTTCGTAAGCGTCCAGCGGGCTATGCCGCCGACCGCAGCACTGGAACGGCCTTGTCTGGTGCCAGCGCGCCGTCGCCAGCGCCCGCAGTCGGTCACCCTCGGACCACTCGCAGCCACAGGCCTCGCAGTAGATCCGCGCCGTCTTCGGTCGGTGCTCTTCCCCGTTTTTCTCCCACTCGACGTGCTTGAAGAAGTCCAGAAATTGCCGATGCTGGCAGTGCGGGCATTCAACCGACGCCCGGCGCTGGTCGCTTTCGGCGTACTTGGCCTCAATCCGGCTCTCGCCTTCGATCGT